GGTGTTATAATAATAGCATGAACAGAAAAAAGAGATCAGATCGCAAACATATAGTATATTGCATTAGTAACATCATTACTGGCGATTTCTATATTGGTGTGACTCAGGGTTTTAGACAGCGGGACCTAAAGATTCGTGTGCAAAAACACTTTCGCAGGGCTCTGACTGAAGACAAATCTTGGTCATTGTGCAAAGCAATCAGAGAGTTCTCACCATCGGCATTTGACTACAGAATCGTAGACATTGTTCGAGGCAAGACACCTGCTCATGTTTTAGAGCGTGCTTTAATTGGTGAGCACTCACCAACTCTAAATTCGCAGTAACCTGGTGCTTGACAAGGTTACTTAAAGATGTTATAATTTAGTATTATAAGGAGATACAATGAGTCAACACGGTCCTCCCGTCATTATCCATTTGAATGATTGTGAATACAATAAGCAAAATAAAACTATAATATATAGACACACGGATGATTTGAACAACCAATGGCCAGTCCGATTCCCACGTGAGATATTGGTTCGATCCCGTGTCACCAAACGTATAGTTGTATTCAAATCTATTGATCCGGATCATCCTAAATTTGATTATGATCAATGGGATGGAGAACAGCAAGTATATGAACACATGGAGTCTGCTTTAAAGACTGTAGATCTCCTATATATCACAGCACAATGAAATGGAACCTGTATGTTAAACAAAGTAGTTAGAGACGGCAAGGTAGCTATCATAATCTCGCCAGGTTTTGGCGCAGGGTGGTCTACTTGGATTGATGTGGAAGGTATCGAAACGGACCCTGGGTTAGTCGAACTAATCGAGCGGTCGGCGGAACCTGATGAAATTGGGACTTACTGCAAAAATACGTGGGGAGTTAACTTATACTACGGTGGTGCGGCAAACCTCGAAATAGAGTGGATACCCGAAGGAACCGAGTATATAATACATGAGTATGATGGTTCAGAATCAATCGAATTAAAGAAAGATATCAAATGGAGAGTAGCGTGAATATAGATGGACAAATTTTATTTTTAGTAGGATCAATACTGGTATCAATTGGCTTGCTCGCTTTAGGGTGTGCCATTCTAGCATTGAATAATCTTTTTTCTAAATTTTGGAAACCCGTTAAAATGACTATACTGTCGGAACCTATTCGCTTTATGGATCCCAAAGCAATGGAACCTGTCAATAAAACAACGGAACCTAAATTAAAATGACCGAGGGTGCATTAACGCGTTACTTTAAAAGTATTGCGTATCAACCAAAATATTCTATCGGTGATAGAATGTTTGGTCATTGGAACGGCACGCCATTCATTGGTAGTATCGGCAACGATAGGAGTCGTAATGACGGACCTGAATGCACAATACATTTAGATCTTCCTATAAAATATGAAGAAATTATATATAATGTAATTGTAGTGAAACATGATCAGATTAAACCTTTAAAGGAATTTTAATATGTTAAATGAGATTTTAAAATTAGTATTAATGGGTATGAAAGTAATCTTTTATATTCTAATTGCTATTGCCATGGTAAATCAAGACTGGCTTAGAGCAATTGCATTATCCGCAGTAATGATAACCATTATGGTAGACAATCTAAATGCCTTCGATCACGTTTAGGCAATGGCTCCGGAATAGATGGGAAGAACACCGAGAAGAGGTGTTCTATTGGAACACCAAGACTCCAAATTATTCTTTGCACGACTACTTTAATCAATACAAGTGGTGGCTTCGCAGAGAATATAGACATCAATTAAAGGCTACAAAATGAGTATAAAAGTTTCTGTGCCTACCCCCACGCCCCATTTGGATTATACTATACGATATAATCGAGAACGTATTATGCATGAAAAGAAACATCACGATGATCAATTAAAAATTCAGCATCAATATGACGTAAATCTAAAAGAACTACAAGACAAACAAAGAATTGATAAAACCATTGCTGTCAAACAAGAGTTAGATGCGTTGTACATATACGCGGACACGCAAAGAAAGCAGGGTTATAAAGATTATAAATATTTGTTCTACGTAGGCACAACCGTAGACACATACATTTAGGAATTATAATGAGCCAAATAACTGATGATTTGATTGACTTGATTCAATATCATTTTAATATCACAAAACTAATCACACCAGAATCTAGATTAGAATCAGACTTAGGTCTAGATTCTCTAGACAAGGTGGAGATGTTATTGTTTATCGAAGATAAATTCAACATAACAATCTCAGAATATCAAACCAAATATATATCCAAAAGTAAGTTATCTACAGTAAATGATGTGGCAATGATCGTTAAAGTTTTAGTAGCAAATGCAGATGTCAGAACAAGAGTCACTTGAACTATACGATAAAATGAAAGAAAGATGGGGTCAAAAATTACCAGACCCTATCCACGAACCTATTCGGTTTCAATACTATATGAAACTATACTATTATTATAAGGACAAAATATGAATACAATTGGGTTATTTCCCACGCCAGTTGGAATGGACAGTATTGAGAGAGATTACACTAAAAAGGAAATGTCTACATTTGATAAGATAATGGAGACTACTCATAATAATGAGGGAAACATCACAACGGACAACAATTATGTTCTTGAAACACCTGCATTAAAAAAGCTTAAACAGCTTGTTAAAACTAAATTAGATCTTTATATTGAAACATATTATCCGCCTGAGAATGAAAAATTAAAATTTGTCATTACTCAATCTTGGATAAATATATCTCAGCCAAATCAATGGCATCATCCTCACGGACATCCTAATAGTTTATTTAGTGGAGTTTTATATCTTAATGCTGTTCCAGATGTGGATAAGATATTTTTTATAAGAGATGAACCATATCAACGAATTGAATATCCATACAAAGGATGGAATGCATTTAACAGTCGTGAATGGTGGATCCCTGTCGAAACAGGGAGTATTGTGTTATTTCCATCATACTTAAGACATCGTGTTGCGCCCAATCAAAGCGAGCACAACAGAGTAAGTTTATCCTTTAACACATTTGCTATAGGTAAACTAGGTAGAGAAGAAAACCTAACAGGTTTAGATACTACTACCCTTAGTCTTTAAGCTTAAGCTGGAGGAGTCTCTGGGGGAGCTTCAGGTGTGAACTCTTCCCAATTTACTATAGACTCATTCCATCTATAGAACTTAAATGTTTCCCCTTCTGGCAACGGCATAGTCTGTACTGGACGTGCTACAGGGGGCATCCATGAACAAGTTGCTTCATCAAAATTCCACGATTCAAATGGTTTTGGCACATCGGCTTGAAACTTTGCGATTTTCTCTGCTTTTTCTTCAGCAGTGTAATCTATAAGTGTCCATGTGTCTTGCCAAACACCATCATCTCTTTTGGTATAGGTACACTCTACAGTTTGGTATACTCCTGGGAATACGCCAGCATCTGCTTGAGTAATACGTTCAAATTTTGCATACTCCTCATGCTGATGCAGATTGTCTACATCCACGTGCGGAAATGCGTCTCTAAAATTGTCACCCAATATAGGATGTTCAAATGTTTTACCGTCTACGATACGAATATATAATTCCATAATTTTCTCCTTAAGCTAAGTCTGTTTCATCTATATAAAGATTGATACCAGGAAAATGAGTTTCACATTTTTCCCTTATTTCTTCAAGGTCTTTGCCTTGTATTACAAATGAATCTGTTTGTTTATCAAACAGATATAGTTGATCACCATTTTTTTCAATGGTGCATTCAATTATTTTATTCTCCAATGTTGATTTTTGTGCAGAATATAACATAGGTTGTTTAATGGCAAATAGATCAAAATTATTTGCCACTATAACTGCAAGAATCAACAGTACAATTATTTCCATATTATCCTACGTATGGAGTATAATCAATACCTGAGGTTGCTAGAACACCTGTCGTTGCTGGAGCAACACCAACTAAACCAATTGTTTGTTGAAATGCTGTTATATGTGCAGCTGTGTTTAACAGCTGTGTCTGTGTTGAAGTTCCTGAAGCTAACGCATTAATGAATGGTAATGCTTGTGCAATTGTTGGGGCAACACCCATAACATTTGTATATACTAAATTAACAAAATTTGTGTTATCAGTTGCCAATGCTTTGAATTGCGCTGAATTAACAATCGCATCAGCGATGCCCAAACTTGTTGTGCCTGCATCTTCTAAAGCAATACCAATGCCCTCATAAACTTTATTTACTGTTCCGCCGAATGATGCTTTTAACAATGCGTATACATCGCCGGCATTGCCAGTAATATCAAATGCTGTTGCTTTATCAGAGAACACCACACGCTCATGGTCAGCCAATTTGAAAGAAGCGGTTGGATCCAATAAAGAAACAACTGTAATATTCTTATTAGTTAAATCATTAGTAACTGTAAAATCTGTGCTCTTGCCTAGAATTGAATACGTATCAACAGCAGTTGATCCATCTACTTTAATCACAGTATAGTTTATACCATTACCAACTTGACCAGTTCCTACTGTTCCAAATGTTGAAATCTTACCACCGGTTGCAATACTAGAAACTGTAACGATATCAAAATTAGCAGCAGAACCACCCAATGAAGTACCTGCGATTGTAACAATATCACCAACAGCATAATTAACACCTAAATTATTAGGATCAATTACTGTTGTATAAATACCGTTTGTTTTTGTTACATTGAATTTAGCTCCTGTACCTGCACCACTTGTAGTGCCGGTAGCTAAACTATATGTTGTATTGATTGGTACTTGCCCAATTGTTACTGTCGTTGCCATTTATTTTCCTATCATTTTAATATGTGTACGATGCACTCTGCATTGTACTTGTGAGTTATAATACTGATCTGTCTCTAAGACACATCTTACCATTTGTTCTTTAGCTTCTAGATAATTACACAATCCTTTATTTGGACATATGTGCAATATCTCACGACTAAAATTATTTATACCTAATTTTGCAATATCAGCTTTAAGTTCATCAGATGAAGACCAATAATCTTTCCAATCGGATTCGACTTTCAGCCTTTTCTTTTTACCCTTTAATACTTTAGTTTTTCTAAACCAAAATAACTTTTTGCCTATATACTTACGCCCCGTAATTGTGTTGGTAATCAAATAGACGTATCCATAAGCATTTTCAGGGATTTCTTCTAATGGGGTTTTATTGTATAGCCACATAATAATATCGATTTAAATCAATATTTATCATGCTACTTCCCAATAATCTTTGCCATCGGTAAAATTATCTCCTTCATCTCTGGGTGCTACAAAGAAATAATCATCTGGATTCGTCATCACGTCTTCTGGGTTATCTGTTGCTTCTGTATTAGATTTCCCTGAAGCGTGCATCATCTTTGCCTGAATAGCTTTTTTATATCTATGCTCTTCAGATTCATCCCTTGCCATATAATCAGTTTGTCTATCTGAGAATATTTTCTTTTGATCCTCGGTCCATTGCCTAGAGTTAGCACAAGCCCTGCAACAAAATTTACCGGGCTTATTGTGCTCTGTTCCACATTTAGGACACGCCTTCATGTTCTTCGTAATCGTCTTCTTGATCTTCGTCTATACCTGCACCGCAGAATGGACAATGCTCAACTTTATAATAATCCTCGTCAAGATCAAAATTTATCTTGAAGACGGCATCACATTCGACGCACTCGTAATGTTTCCTTTTTGCCATGTTTCTATTCCCCTTCTTTTTGCTTCGGCTTCAAATACTCTCTGACGCAAATCAGAAGAGCTAAAATAATGATCACGTTTGTTAAAGTATAATTCAATATGTCTTTTTAAACAAATTTCTTTACCCGTAAACTCTGTATCTTTATATTCTTCGCCTAAGATACGCACATCAATTGGCAAAGCCATTAGAATGTCTTCTAATTCTTTTTCTGTAGAATATACAATGATCTCATCCACGTGTTTGCAAGAAGATACTTGAATCTGTCTTTCGATAATCGATTGAACAGGACTATTCTTAGTATTTCTATCAAGTGTGGGATCTACTTGTATAGCTGCAATTAAATAATCACATTGTCTTTTTGCTTCTTCCAACATCACCACATGCCCCGCATGAAAGAGATCAAAGGTTGAGCAAGTTATTCCAACTCTAGCATTTTCAGTTCTCATATTTTCTCCACTTCAATATTACATTTTTGTAAAAATTTTATACCATCATCATTTCTATACTCGTCTTTATATATAACCTTATTAATACCAGCAACGTGTATTAATTTGGCACATTCGAAGCATGGTGCGTGTGTGGTATACATTGTTGCACCTTGTCCTGATTCGGATGATCTTGCCAATTTGCCAATGGCATTCATCTCAGCATGTAATACTTCTGGTCGTGTTTTCAATTCTTTAGTGAAATTATTGTAGTTATATCTTATATCATTTATATCAACATCAACTACTTCTTCACAATTGTTATCCCAATTTGCGGGCATTCCATTGTAACCTATGCTAATAATTCTACCATCTTTTACAATGATGGCTCCAACCTTCAATCTGATTGCATGCGATAACTCTGCGTATGCTTCCGCTGCCTTCATATGGGCAAGATCAATCTTTTTCAACATTCCATTTTCCTATGGGGCAACTTGACCCCTTCAATAATGTTTTGCCCCATATGGAGCACCCACATTTATTACAAGTTTTAAGACCAATTAATAATGTTAGATGTTCACATGTATCGCATATGTCTCGTCTGTCTTTAACAAAGTTTATTCTTTTTTCATCAATATCCATTTTTTACACCAATAATTAGGTTTCACTTTAGCCTTGAATAAAGTACACAACTTAGTTCCAGGTACATAATATTTGCAATTGCCACAATTTTGGGCTTTATCGCCTACTTGATAAAAAGGTGGTAGTTCTTTAGGAATTGTTGTTCCATCAGGATATGATCTATCCACTCCTTTTAATTCTTCTTTAATTTGATTATATGTTTTCATATTTTTAAGCTATGTTACTAAGGGAATACTCATCAAAGAAACCAGAAACTTGATAGGTGCCATCGCTTAATCTACGTTCTGCCACAGTTGGATTACTTGTTTCATCAAAATTTGATGCATACAATCCAGTCGAAGTAATCTTTATTGAATTATAAGTTATTTCATCAAGCTCCACTGCAGATTGCAGAAGACCATTAGAAAATAATTTAGTTATTGTTGCCATTTAGAAGAACCTTGCTTTATATGCTGCGTGTAGTGATTGTATTTGACTTATGCTTAATGCTGTACTATATATTTTAACAAATGCAATACTACCTGTTTGCACTTCGACTCCACCTGCACGACTCCAAAATCTCAACTGATTAAATCCATGCGCACCAGACATACCGGTATGTTGTTTGTAGAAAGCAGTTGGACCAGTTGAAGTATTTTCAGTTGAACTAGCAATGTATGAATTCATTATTCCTGATGATGAATTATATGATCCCCAAATAAATCTCCAACCCGAAGTGCCGGTATATGAATCGACATTATACTCACCTGTGCCTCCAGTAAAGAAAACATTCTTATAATTGGTAGTACTAGTATAACCACCCATTAACCAATCTGCAGGATTACTTTCAACTGCAGTATTCAACAATCTACCTGTACCGTTAGTGGCAGTTAAGTTATAAGCTAAAAATACTGTATAACTTTGCGTTGTTCCCGTATATGCAGGGCCGGCAACTATAACATCTGTTCCTGTTGTATTTGATTTTGTCCAGTATCCACCGTTAGCACTGTTATATGAAATAGAGCCTGCATTGGTGACAGCTAATGTATACGTGCCTGTGGCATCATATGTTCCATTAGTAGGTACTGCAGAATAATTAGCTGCATCTAAATCAAATATTGGAGTAGGTGGAGGCGAATATGTTATCACATTAATTCCTCTACCTAAACTTATACCCCCACCGATTGTTATAGCCATTTTATGCCCACACCTCTCCCCATGTACCCGACAATGAACCTTTAGCGTAATCCGTTGCTCGTTGTTCGAAGAAGTTAGTATGCGTTGGTGCATTAATCATTTCTTCCACCCAGGGCAACGGATTGCGTTTAACCTTAAAAATACCTTTCAGACCAAGACTAATAAGTCTGCGATCTGCAATATAACGAATATATGTCTTAACATCTGCAGAAGTTAAATCTTTCATCTCACCCATACTAAATGCAAGATCAATAAAATTATCTTCAAGTTCAACCATTCTTTCTGCTATAGTATATATCTTACCTTTTAATTCGTCATTCCAAATTTCTTTGTTCTCCTCTATATATGTTCTAAATAATTTGATCATTGACTCGGCATGCTGTGTCTCATCCACAATAGACCAAGTAACAATCTGTCCCATGCCTTTCATTACACCATGGCGTGGGAAATTTAATAACATAATAAAAGAAGAGAACAACTGCATCCCTTCAGTGAAAGCACTGAACACGGCGATGTGGGTTGCAGTTGACTCAATCGTTCCGTTTTTGCCACCTATATCTATAAGATAATCATGTTTATCTTTCATTTCTTGATATGCAAGAAACTCATTGTATGTGGTGTCGGGCATGCCTAAAGATTCAATTAGATGAGAATATGCTGCCACATGCAATGCTTCTCTGGCAGCAAACCCCAATAGCATCATACGTACTTCAGGCTGAGGAAAGTAAGGAAGGTAATTAGTAACGTAGCCACCAGCAACATCAATATCCCCCTGTGTAAAAAATCTAAATATGTTTGTAAGGAAATGTTTTTCTTTTTCATCTAACTTATTTTTCCAATCTTTTACGTCTTCGAGCATGGGCACTTCGGTATGTAACCAATGTGATTGCTCATGTTTTAACCATGCATCGTATGCCCATGGATAGTTAAAGGGTTTGAATGAATTTCTATTATCTGTTAATCTATTTTTTGTTTTAATCTTTACCATTGTCTATACCTATACTGAGAAACTACTACCACAACCGCAAGTTGATTGTGCATTTGGATTGGTTATTTTAAATTCTGATCCTTGAAGATTTTCTGTATAATCTATACTCGCACCCTGTAAATATTGCATACTCATTGCATCTATTAAGATCTTAAAGTCTCCTAACGGCACTTCAAAATCATCCTCATTCATTATTTCATCAAAAGTAAATCCATAGCTCATTCCGCTACAACCTCCCCCTTGTACAAAGGTTCTCAATTTTAAATCAGGATTACCTTCTTCTGCAAAAAGATCCAAAATTTTTATTTTTGCTGATTCCGTTATTGTTATCATATTCTGAAACTTTCTCCGCATCCACAGCGGTCTCGTTCATTGGGGTTTTTAAAATCAAACCCTTCGTTGAGTCCATTACGAACCCAATCCATTGTGAGATCTTTAAGATACACATCGTTTTTTGAATCTATAAGAACTACAAAATCTTGTTGTGCATAATTAATTACACCAATTTCTGCCTCATACTTATCAACATATTCCATTGTATATGCCAAACCACTACAACCAGTAGTTCTTACGCCCAATCGAATCCCAACTCCTTTACCTCGTTTATGAAGCTGGGTTTTAATTTTATCATATGCTTTTTCAGTAAGCGTTATCATTTTACGTATAACGCTCTAGCTTTGTTAACTTGACCTAAATTCGTATAAGATGCTGCAAGTCGAGCTATACAACACATCCTATAAGATAATTTTAATAAGTATATAAGTCTTTTCATTTTCTATCCCCGAATAACTGTAATAAGTTAATAAACAGGTTAATAAAATCCATGTATAAAGTCAATGCGCCACTTACCTCAGCTGCAGGTGTTGTATCTACACTTAAGTCTTCTCTAATCTTTTGTGTATCATAGGCAGTTAACCCAAGGAATATAATAATAGCCAATGCTGATATAACCATTTGCATTACAGTACTACCAATAAAAATATTAACAATACTGGCAATACATATAGCAATTAATCCAACGATCATAAATTTACCCAAGCTGTCTAAACTTTGTTTGGTAAAGTATCCATACCCACTCATAACACCAAACAGGATAGCCGCACCCATAAATGCCGAAACTATTGATCCCATTGTAAATACAGCAAAGATCATAGCAAAACTTAATCCCATTAATGCTGCAAATCCATGCAAGCATAATTGTGCTACACCTTTGCTAGGATTATTACCTAACACATAA